GTAATTATAAATTCCACCAACACCGTTTGTTTGTTTGTTGGTTTTGAAGGTGGATGAAATGACTGAAAAGAAAGTAATAAGTGATAAGAGTGCTTTATTTGCACTACAAGAGCCTACGCTACATTATATTAAGGTAGCACCCGAAAGCGAAGAATATCTAAAAGTGTGGGTAAAAGAACCCACATGGTTAGAAACTGAAAAAGCGTTAAATTCTGTTATGAAGATTGACGCTAGAACACAGAATTTAGATATAGATTTGAATGCCATGTATCGTTATATGATGGATAATTTTATATCTAAAACTGAACCATCTCTCTCAAGTATTGATATGCTAAAACTAAGTCCTTATGTTGGCAATCAAATTAAAGAAATATTACCAAACCCTATGATGCTCATGCAGGAGGATGAAGAAAAAAAGGAATGATTAGGAAGGCATTGAAAGGTAAGCCTTCCGATATTAAGACTATTAGTTTAATAATGGTATATACATTATCTTCCGCATTAAGCATAAGTCCCTTAGAGGTGTATAAAATGCCGGTTAGTTTAGTAAAAGATTTATTAACTGTTCATGGTGTAATTGAAACGATAAAGGGCGAAGAACTAGAAAAGGCAAAAAATAGACGGTGAAATCAATGAGCGAACTCGACAAGACTGAAAGAGAAATCGAAAGTCTTGGAGATACATTGGCTAGTTTAGAAAAGGTTTCTTTTCGTTCCGGTATTGAATTCAAAGGTCTATTCAAAGAAATAACTAATGCCGCTAACTCAATAAATGGTGCAGGTAAAAAGTGGACTATTTTTAGCAGATTAGTTTCGGGAACTCCTTTATGGAAAGTCCAAAACTATCTAAGAGGAGCATTGGGTGTTCTGTCCGAATTTGCTGAAGCCTCTAAGGAAAACACTAAGGCTAGAAATGAGCAAAATGATTCTATTGTTAAAAATATAAAACAATATGAAACTTTGAATGCCGCAATGAAAGACACTATGGTAGCGTATGAAAACTATCAAAGAGGTTTAGCAGAAGAAGCAGACATGAATATTTTGAAAGAACAAATACAAGATACTGCGGCATTTCAAATAGCACTCAAGGCAACAGGTGACGAAGCCTATGCTATGGCTAAAGCATACGATAGTGTTACAGAAAAACACAAAAAAATGCGAAAAGAAGAAGAAGAAGTCATAAAAATGGCAAAACAGGCTCATGCTTTTGATGAAGATAGATTGGTATTAGCAGAAAAACAGGCTAGAAAAAGAGCAGAAATGCTAGGCATGGATAAAAAACAAACTAAGCGTGAAGTAAAGTTTGCCGTCAAGGATGAAAAACAAAAGATGGCCAAAGAGCAAGAGGGTCTTGCTAAGGATAGTAAAAAAGAGGGCTTTGAAAATTTAAGAAAGAGTTTCTTTGACCCTAAACAATTCAAGGCTCTTGCTTTACCTGTTGCTCCTTTAGTTGGTATGTTTAAATTAGCAAAGAATAGAAAGAAATATCAACAGAAAATATTGAATTTTAACAACATGATGCAAAAGTCAATACTGCCTAATTTACAAAGAATGATATTATTTGTTATATTTGGAGCAATAGCGTTCTTATTGTTTGTAAAAGCCGCATATGAAATATTCAAAGTATTAGAAGAAATGGGGATGATAGCCGAAATAAAAGAATTCCTTATAGGATTATTTAGCGTGGTCATGGACATATTCAGTATAGCGTTTGCTTTTATTAGCGGGGACTATGAGAAAGCATTTGAACTGATACCACCTATGCTGACCAAGATTAAAGACCTATTATTAGAAGGAGGGGCATTATTAGTTGCATTAGCATGGACTACATTAACAGAAGGTTTTGGTTTAATAATAGATTTCTTTGATGCCTTTGTTAATGATGCTAGTTTTAGAGAAGCAGTAATAGATTATGCTGTTCAAGCGGGGATGTTAGTAGCAGGAGTTTGGATGGCTAAGACTTTATTTGCTATGGCACTACAATTACTTGCTACTTACGCTCTACCAATAGCGGTGTTTGTTTTGGTTTCTGCTTTCTTAATAGCATTGTATGGCAAATATAAAAAAGAAATAAACGACATGCTACTTAAAATAATTAGAGAACCTGTTGAGTTCGTTGCTAAACTATTAGATTACATTATGAGTGGTCAGTTCCTTACAGATATTCTTAACACAATAAAGAACTTTGCTAAAGACTTTGTTTTCAAGGTAAAGATATTCAAAGGAATAAGGAAAGCCTTTGGTAAAGTAAAAGACAGGCTTGCTGGTGGAGCGAAGAAGGTAGCGGGGGGCTATGATAAGTTAAGTGACGAGCAAAAGAAAAAGGTAGATGAGATTAATAAAAGGCAAAAAGCCTTACTTACAGGAAACATAAAGGGTATGTTCGCAAATGGAGGTATAGTTTCTGCCTCCGGTCTACAATTGGTTGGAGAAAAGGGGCCGGAATTAGTTAGGCTACCTGCGGGAAGTAGAGTTCATAGTAATGCTGAATCAGCAAGAATGGGAGATACTAACATCAACATTACTATAAACGCCAAAGATACTTCCGATGCCGAATTGAGAAGAATAGCAGACCAAGTTGGTAGAATGATAACAAATAAAATCAATAGGAGTTCTTCTTCTAGTGGATTTGTGAGGTGATAAAATGACTACAGTATATTTGAAAATACAGAACCATAAAGCCGGTGATGGGCTAACTACAAATGTAATACCTCTAAAAGTAAATAGCGTAGGCATCAGCGTTAGTAAATCAATACCTGCCTTCCCCATTCCTTTATCCGGTGTTGCTACTGGTGAATCTATAACAGCCGCATTGGATTTGGGTATGGCAACTAAAAATATTTCATTGCAGGGCATAATAATGGATGAAACTATTACTAAAATCGTCAATAAAACATCTACTCTTAGAAGATTCACAGCACACGAAATAGCACAAATGATTGCTTCCGGTGTTGATTCTACAGGGTTTGCTAAGAATCAAGCGGTGAATGAACTTGTGGTTTTGATACCGTCTTTTGTTGCTAGTGATTATAATTATAGAGGAACATGCAGTATAAGTGACCATAAGAATAAAACAGACTGTGAAGCCGCAGGAGGAACATGGACACAAACTGTTTTTGATGATAGCACTAGAGATGTAGGGCAAAATGTTCCATTTAACTTTGCATCGAGAGGAGACAATAATGATTTAGATAATATAGGAGTTCCTGCTAAAATATCTTCTTTCCCCGACTTTGAAACAGATACAGGCATGACAGGATTCATTAGAAATTTCGGGTGTGACATTAGCGGGGAAGCATTTGAATTGTCATTTAATTTAGAGTTTGAAACAGCCATAATAGTTCCATAGGTGATAATATGTATGATGTGCTTATTGGAAAACAGCGAGGGTTAATCTTCCCCGTTATGTGTAATGGTCATGTTAGAATAGATTATAGCGATAACACCAACTCATCAACTGACAATATAAATTATGGATTATTTTCCCACGCAGGAAGTTTTACTTTTGAAGCCATAGTTACCCCGTATGATATAAACGGAGCAGGTCAATGGTCTACATCGGCAAATTCGATAGGAGTAGAGACAACAACAGAAACACAAAAAGTAATGCCTTCTGTAACTAAAACTCAAAGCGGTGCTAATGGTAATGATGATTTTAGAAGTGAACGCTATCTAAATGTTACAGATAGATTAACACATGAAATGATGCTTTTTTCTAACTCTAAATTTTCTATATCTTTAGTAAACTCAACTACACATAATCAAAACCAACCCGCAGAATATAAAATAAAAGCGGTGTTAGATTCACAAGCAACTATTACAGATTTACCCGTAATAAAAGCCACTTCCGGTTTTGGTTGGTCTTACCCTACAACTCCTGCAAATCCTTCTTTAACTCCATTAGTCATTGATGGGTTTGATGCTGATGGAAGAATAACACATTCTTTTGCAGGAACTACAGATGCTTCTAGTAGTGGAGTTACAATAAACATAGATGACACTACTAAGTTCCATGTTAATCAAGAGGTATTCTTGAAAGACGGTTTTAATTATACTTCTTTAGGAACTATTGCTTCAATAAACACAGGTGTTAGTTTTGATTTAGCAAACGCACCTGCTAACACAATATCCACATCAACAAAGATATATGTTCACTCTTACAAAGATGCTTGCTACATAAACAACCAATTCCACATAGCATGCTCATACAATGATATATCTAAAGAGGTTAGATTATTTTTAAATGGTATTCTAGTAAAAGTAAATACTCTAACTATTAATGATTTTATTATGCCACAAGAAGACTCATTTATTGGTAATCACCACAATCCAAGTTTCTCTACTGGCAAAGGTAGCACCACTCATAACAAACAGTTTATGGGAGAAATGCATGAAATGTCTATGGTAAATACGGTTAAGAAAAAGTTTCTAATAAATAATTTACTTCCTAATTTAAACGACACATTGTTCTACTTTAGATTTGAGGAGGTAGATGAATGACATCAACAGTAGTTGCCTTTACTCCATCTAAAGACACACTAACCTTCGATAGAGCAAGCACGACTAACAGTAATGCTAATCTAACTGTATCGCCAAATACCAATGGGTTATTTATTGGAATGGTTGTTACAGGAAGTGGCATACCCGATGGAACAATAATAACTAATCTCAATGCGACAACTGCTTTCTTAAGCAAGTCGGCTACTAATTCTACAACTGCCGATAGGACATTTACTAAGTCAGCATACGAAGTTCCTCCTAATCCGTTGTTGTGTGCAAGCACATTATCCCCGACTAGTAGTGGTTCAGTTGTAGATAATTTTGGTGCTGTAATAATAGAAGAAGGTTCGGGGAGCGTAGTATTGACTCCTATAGGCAGGTCACAAATCGCTAATTGTAATGTTACAATAGGTAGTGAAAAAGTTACTTTGTCTAGTGGAAATACTAACGCATTGTATATCGGCCAAAGCGTAACAGGAGTTGGCTTTACAGGTATAACTGCTACAATCAAAAGCATACCATCAAGCACTACATTTCATTTAACGGAAAAGGCGAGTGCTACTGCTACCAATACAACATACACTTTAGGGCTAGAACATCAAAATTTACAAAACACAAGAGGCACTTCTATAAAATGCTTTGACGATTTAACTCAAACAGGAATAAACATCAACAGTATTAATCTAAATACACACTATTTGTTTGCTATGATTCATTCCGATGATAGTTCTAAACATCATTTTGTTAGAGTTAAAGAAAAACTAAACGATGATGTGAATGGAGACTCTTTTGAGTTTGAGCCAAAATTAGGAAATGAAGTAAGTAAGGGAGTTAAATTCAAATTATATTCTACTCCTATCCCTACTGATAAAACTATAGTGGCTGTTGGTCTTGGAATAAAAAATAGTGTAGGTCATAGTGCGGGTTTATCAAGACCACTGTTTTATTTCTTCGATGAAAATACAGATAAGAGAAATCAACTTGACCATAACAAAAAATATAATATTTTATATTCGGAGTTGGATTTCTTTTCAGCAGGGACAGACACATTAACAACAACTAGTTTCTTCACCACTATGCAAGATTTTGGTTTTGAAGTCATTGATTACGGTAGATTTTCTTTGAGAACTAGACTAGTAGATAGGTTAAGAGAATTAGATAGCCCTATTGTTTCTACTACTAATGAAGGAGGAACACCGCTTCCTGCTTATACTCCATTTAGTAGAGATAATTGTTTTGGTAATGCTAGAAGAGATGATGATGACACCGTAACAAATGAAGCAACTCAAAATTATATTGGCCCTATTAGATATTTGTCATATGGCTTTTCTAAAGATAAAGCAAATTTAAGTTACAATGTAATAGACCAACAATTGTATGAATCTATTGGAGCAAAAGGTAGCCTAGCAGAAGTAAAAATAGCAGACCCTTATAGAATAGTGACCACTAAAATGAAAGACAATGAACCTCTTAGAATTAGACAACAACTGTTTACTGGCGACTTTAATGAATTCAAATCATTTGGAGCAACTATTTTTTCATTTGTTGGAGGTTCTGTGTATAACATAACAACAAGTCACGACTTAAACAGTTATCTAAATGAGGGAGATGAAGTTAGAGTTGGTAATAGAATAATGGTAGTTTCGGGATTAGGTGCTTTTAGTAATGCCGCACAAACAATTTCATTTACAACTTACCATAGACTAGAAACAGAATCCGAGTTTACTGTAGGAAGTTTACCGACATTAGCAAATGGAAGTTTATTAGAAAGAAGGGCTTATAACAAAAAGGATAAAACTTTACTAACGGATTTTCCATTGATAGATAATAGACAAGTGGACTTATATGTAAAATTATTATCGAAAGAATTTTCCTTTTTATATGCTAGAGTTACTTCTATTGATGCTGTAAAAAAATTAATGACTCTAAGTTTTTCAAATAAAGCATATTATGATTCTGATGGTAATACTAGCGATGAACACGAATATCATGCTCAAGGAAACATGCTAGATTACATGAATGGTCAATATGCTATTCTAGTAGAAAAAATAGACGGAACTGTTGAAAGAATAGATAACTACAAAGAAAATGGATTAACACAAGTTAAGTTAGCAGGTAGAAGTAAAATAAGACAGTTAATATCTCCCATAATAAATAAGAATACTTTATTTTCTCAAGATGTAATCTATTCAACTCAAAGCCCGTATAATAAATTATCTCATCTTCTTACTTCCTTTACTTGTGAATTTGATAGTAAAACATTAACTACTACGAGTAGTATAACTTTAACAGCAGGAGACAAGGTTCATTTAAAACATGCTTCGGGTATGATGGGATATATAGGAGAAATAGCAACAACAGCAACAGGAACTAGTTTTACATTAGTGGATAAAGCAAGAGCGCAAGGAACTCTTCTTGAAGGATTCAAAGAATCGAATAAAGGATTTATGTTAAATAAAGCATTAGCAACTAATACTCTAGTAGATTCTACTACTAGTCTAAGCGGTGCATCGGATAAAGGGCTGTTCTTTGATTCGGGAGTAAAGATAACTTCTTCCGGTGACGAAGGAGATATTTTAATCGGCAGTAGTGCAAGCGATAATGAAGGAGCAGTGGGGTATTTCTTAAGTGACATTGCTAACATGAAAAGCGATTCTCACTTCCAAACTATACTAGAGGATGAGAATGGGAATAGTGAAACCTTTGATACTGTGAACACTCTTATTGATTTTGAGATAGTAGATACTAAGTCTGCCGGTGAAAATAAAGGAACTATTGTAACTATTGCCCCTTACAATCCATTGACATTGGGTAGAGTTGATATTAACCACGCCAACACTCAAGATACTGATTTTACTTTAGTTGGTAGGCTAACACATAATATGAGTCTTGCTAGAAGATTTATAGAAGTTGATTCGGATTCTGCTATGTCTTCTGTTAATAATATTAGAGGAGAAAGAAACCTACATCTAAAGCCTCTATTTGTAAATGGTAAATTTTTAGCAAATGTATTACAAGTTGAAAAGGATGTCAATGTGACGGTAAATGCAACAACATTAGGCGTTGATGCAACATTAACAGTAGATACAAGTAAATTATCAGTAGGCATGGTAATAGATGATACCACACATTCTAACATTCCTTCATCCACTACTGTAACATCCGTAGGTAGTATTAGCGTTGAAATGAGTAATAATGCTACAGGTGCTAGTGCAAGCCCTACTGAATTTTCATTGGCTAGCAACCAATGTAGAATAATGTTAGACCGAGAGGTTGGTGTTCATACTTTTACGAGAGCATCAATAGTTGCAGGTTCTCCTGTAATAAGAAATGTAGATACTGAAAAGTTATTTATTGGCATGCAAGTGGTAGGCACAGGTTTAGCAGTTGGAACTACTTACTTAATTGAAAGCATGAACAAAGAAGAAAGAACGGTTACTTTAGATAATAATGCAGAACTTACTATCAATGTAACAACACTCTTTACTGCTTTCTTTGTTAGTGGAATGTCAATAGATAGATTAGAGGGACATCACAATCAAGACGATGTGAGGGAAACTACAAAGTTTACACACGAATTAAATCTGTTAAATGGTGGTCACTTACACGGAGGAAAGAATATTGCATTATTACACCCACAAGTTAATCAAACTAATGTAAATAACATAACGAGCATATTAGATTTCAAGTTGGAAGCAGAACATCCTATGTTGTATAATAGCGGAACTAGGGCGCATGGGCTTTCAACTAGTGCTAGAGTTGATAGATTAGGAAGTTATCAATCTCAATTTGGTTCTTCTAATTATAGATTGATTAATTTAGAAAAAGGTAACTACAACAAGAGTAAGCATTTGATATTTGACTCGGATGATACTATAATGTATGAAAATGAAACTAGTAAAATAAAATATTACGCTAGTGCATATAGATATAATGCAGGACAGTATATTTTTGGTATTCGTCAAGATAATATAATAGGAACAGATATAAGTCAAAGGAACTACATTGGTGAAGGTAATATAAGAACTACTAGTGGTAGTTCTATAGTCACGATAGATGTCTTGAAATTCATTTCGGGAAGCACGAATACTCTTTTTCATAATGTGTTTAGGGTTGGTCAAAAAGTAGTTAGTCCTGATATTCCTAGTGATACTTTCGTTGGTGCAATTGTAGGATTTGGTAATGCGGGTGACTCGTTATTACAGATGAAACTTGTAGATTTAGATGGTAACGCTGTAAATGCAACATCCACTACTAATACTTCAACAGCAACATTCTTCAAGTTTGACAACAAAAGAATATTAGAGTCAAGGGGATTTTTACCTAGCGTCGGTGATAGATTTTTTGAGCCAACTACACTAGAACAAAACACTGGCAATCCACATAGTTTAGAATACTTTAGAAGAGGAGGAAAGCCTATCACTTTTTTTACCCCCTTTGTTCAAGATAAACTAACACTATATGAAAAAATAGACTATCCTAACTTAAGAGGTTCCGATAATAATAAAACTAGACTCATAAACGCTCATCAATATAGAGATAAGTTTGAACAAATAGACCCTAAAGTTGCTAGAATGTTTTTATTTAGTAATAGTGATTTATTACCTTATTCTTCTACAAGAAAAGATAGTTTGTTAAACATAAATAAAACTAGAGATATAACAAAGTATTCTTTATTAACATTAGGAGAATTAAGTCTTAGCACACGCTCGGATTTGAAAGAAGCCTCTAGGGGAATAACGAATACGATAACTGCCTTTGATGACTCTTACAGACATCATAATATTCTTTCTGCCTTTGATGGAAAACAAATAAATAAACTAAGAAGATTCAGCATTATGAGATTAACCGAATTAGTTGTGGATGTATTCTATAATCAATTTGACCCCGAAAACATACCGGAAAATACTAACAATATAGGCACTGTAACCAACTATCCTAGACATATACTTGTAGGGCTTAATGATGGTGGGGGGACGGCTAAACCTATTGGTATAGGTTCTGTTAGCGGTAAGGTCATCAATACTGTTGATAATACAGGTAGTGCGGCAACTGTTGATAATTTAAACCCCGAAGATATATTAGTAGACAGGGGAGGTAGATTTATTGGAGTAGTGGCTAGTATAGGAACTAACACTATAACATTAGTAGACAAGGCAAATAGAACTGTCTTGGATAGTTCTAACAATGCCGGTTTCTATAAACCTACAGTTAATCAAGCAAATGGAAGTTCACCCAATATTGATTTTATGCAACTTTTTCATGTTGCTCATAATAGGACAAATTTGGCTGTAGAAGAAACTATTTCTTGTAATATAGTAAATGGAAGCCAAGTTGTGACGGTAGTTAATGCAGGTGACATGGATAAGATATTTATTGGCATGACAGTTACGGGAGGCGGGATAGGTGCTTTGACTCAATATGTGCAATCCATGAACTTCTCTAACAACACTTTCACATTACGCTTACAGGCAACAACCACATCAAACGGTGTAAACTTGACTTTTACAAATCGTAGTGGAACTGCAACCATTTCGGGCTATAATACTGACAATGATTTTGTTCAAGGTAATGGTAACATTAATCCGATGCAGTATGTTACTATGCGAGGATTAGCGAGTGATGGAACTGGTTTTCCTAATAACTATGTAGCGGCATTTACTCCACAAGGTCAAACGGCTGGAAGTGGTGCAAATAGAGGAGATAACGATAGGGGTTATGGAGGAAATAATGCAAATTTTTGTGACACTACCTTTTCGGATGTATTTGGCGTAAATGCTATGGGAGGAGAAGTAGCAGGAGCAAACCAAGATAATAGCATTGTTTTACCTATTGTTTTATCTAGTCAAAATTCGTCTTTTAACTCTTGGCTAGCAAACCAAACAAGAGATACTACTATTAGTAAATTATCTATTGAATCTCGGTTTGGTAACACTTTCCCACCAATAATGGAGATAGCAGTTTCACCTAGTTCAAAAGGCTCAACTCAAAACTTTCATGGAGCAGGAAAACACAATGCCGTTAATACAGGTGCCGAGAATACCATTAATTCAAGAAGAAACTATCAAGGTTCTATTCCTATATTTTTAGATAGATGGGGAATAACAGGCGGTGGTGGTGCTAGAGTAGATACTGGCATGGCCGCTACTAAGGTGGCAAGTTTTAGAAGCATAGACATAGATGGAACCGATAGACAAGAGGTTAGATTTGGAATTACTACAGCAACCACCACTAAAAGCACAACAGGGACTATTTCTAGTTCAGCAGTAGGTTTTGCTAATAAAGTAGTAGGAGCAGATAATTTCAATGCAACTACAATTAGACGCTATCAAGATGATGCTGACGGTGTGTTTGGTGGATTCAAACCAACTTTGAAAATTGATGTAGGCTATACTGCATCTTGTGTTTTTAACACGACAACTATTACAGCCGCTAGATTTGAAGACACGAATGATGAATTAGCGGCAGATGAAGAATATACAAGTTTTGGAGGAGATGACCAAATATATCTTTATGTAGATAGCGAGAAAGTTCCATTTTTTACTAGAACACAACAAAGAACTGGTGGTGTTAGCCCTCCATTAATTCATATGTCCAATAACGCTACAAGTGCGGGAACGGATTTAAATGTTATATTTAGCAGAAATAGAGTAGGAACTAAAAAAGCAACTAATGGAACAGATGTTACTGTTCTAGCATTTACTGATTATAATATTACATCACAAAAAAATAGTTTCGCAAATGCAGACGG